TTCCATCCTTGCGCCATTGTTGCCTGTGTGGCTGGGATAAACGTTAGAATCATAATGACAAAAAAGCCTAAGATTATAAACTCATCAATGAACGATTCACGCCTATTTTTTAAGACTTGCATGTCATAGGTCATATCGTTGGCAGCTTGTGTTTCTTGTTGTTTAATTTGTGCCTTTAGTTTAGCAACATCCAGATCAACCTTTGCTTGTTGAATATCCAGCTTACCCTTTTCTTTAATTTTTTTAATTTGTTGGTCACGTTTAACAACATCCCCAACCGTTCCAACAACTGATCCTACAAGATTACCAATTATGTTGAACATTTTCTACATTCCGTGGGCATTAATTCAATAACTTTATATAAAATGCCATTTGTTAATTCATCAGCTATTTTAATTACTTCCGATATTTGTGCAATCGTCAATTCTTCTTCCCCACCTTCTCGTTCACATACCATTTTATTAAATTCAGTTATTTTCATTTCCTTTTCCTTTTTGTCAGTTAATGTTAATCCAGAAAGTATCAAATTCATCATGCGATTCTAACCAATCGTCTATATCATCGATTAATTCGCAAATATGCTCATTGTTGTAAATGTAGACATTATAATTTTCAATCGTATAAAAACAAAAGTCAAATTTGACAATTTCTAAATTTTTAATCATTTTTTCTTTTTTCTTTTTTTTATGCTGTATGCTATGGCTAACGCTTGTTTAATTGGCTTACCAGATTTTATTTCAGTTTTAACATTTTTTTTAAATGCTTTATTACTTTTATTATATTCTAATGGCATGATCACCTCCTAACTATTATATTTTTTATGCAACGTGTTTACGCTTTTATCAATAATGCCCTCAAGTTTTTCTTTGGTTTTGTTTTCGTTGTATCGACGATTTTTTTCTGCTTCTTTTTTTAGTTCGTCATGGCCACCATAAACAAGTTTTTGTTTTTTCTCTATTTCTTTAATCTGTTTCATAGTCAATTTGCCACCTGTCCCGCGTGGGTCGTCAAATTCAGTAAATCCATGAATTGATACGTTATGACCACCAAAATACTGTTTCATATTAATACTTCGGCATGATTCACAATTAACTATTTTTTTGTCATTTAATGAAAAAAAATTGTCTTGTATGTGTTCACATGACTGACATTTGTAGCTATACAGTGGCATTCAATAATTCCTTTTGTTTTTGTAATTTCTTTTCTAAATACAATTTAAATTCATTTCTCATTTTTAAATCTTTACGCTTACAATTAAGAACATTGTAGGCTTCTGTTACACTCATCTTAAATTGACGTGCTAATTCATCACCGCTCGTATTGGTTTGGTCATATAATGCCTTTAACTGTTCTTTGGTGATTTCAGCTTCAATGTATTTATTGTTGATTAATTTTTCAACATTGTTTGACACTGTTTGCAATTCGCCACGTGTAGATTGAAAAGCATTGTTTAATTGTTGCATTTGCTCGTATAAACCATATCCATTGGTGTTTAATTTTAAATCTTGCAATGCTTGATACACATCTTGATATAATCGTGTTAATTGTTCTACTGTTAATGCCTTATCAACTGATATATTTTGAATTGCTTTTAAATGGTTGTTCACCTGAAACTCTATGTTATTTGCAATTTCTGTTTTTACTGACGTTGCAATTCGTGAATCAATCGAATCATTAATAGCTTTTAGCGACTTCGCCATCCTTGCCTCTAGTGTTCCTATTGCCATTTCTATATTATCCATTTTTTATACTCCTTTTTTTTAATATCTTTTTGGTTTCTTTTTTTTGTTTTTATGCATATTTAAACTTTTCCTTTCTTATTTTCGTAAAGAAATTCTAGAGCTTTAAGCTTTATATCAGGGGTTGCTATATGAAAGTTCTCTATGTTATCTTTAAACGCTAAATAATTAAGCTCAATATCATTTTGCAAAATAGAGCATGCATATTGTATTGCCCAATAATCAGTTTTTATCGCTTGCGTCACTACATCTTTATCAGACTTAAATTTCGTTGCAACTAATTGCAATACTCCCCCAGATATTTTTAAACATTTAATAATAAATTTTTTATCGTTTTTAAGCCTATCAGACGCAAGCATGAAATCTGTAAATTCATTACTTACTGCATTTAGCACAACATCTTCATCATTTTTCAATCTATCTGATGCAAATGTTAAAGTGCCTTTATTATATTTAACTGATGCCATCACTACATCTTTATTGTCTAAAAATTTTTGAGATGCTTTATCTAATAATGGAACTCCTAATTCTAAAAATTGTATTAATGTTTTTTTACAATTTGTAATTTTATTTATTGTATCTGCACTAGGCTCAGCATATTCTAATAATTCATAACCACTGGTTGTATGACATTTAACTGATTTAATTAATTTTGCTACTTGCAACAAAAAATCAACATCATTTTTTAATTTTTTAGAAGCATAAAAAAGTGAGTTAAGATTCCAATTATCTTCTAGTTCTTTTTTTACTACTTTTAACATAAAATTTTTACAATTTTTATGTGTAGAATTATTCAAGCATCTTAAATAATCACCATTATCATCTGTATACGAACTCTTTGCTATCTCATCTAAAATTTCATTTTGTGTACAACTCATTTTTAAGCTCTCCCTTTCACGTAATCGTCTAGTGTTGGTCCATCATTAACCAATGCCCACTTTGCACTTGGATTCTTAACTTCAACATTTTTTAAATGCCTAACCGCATATTGAACCGCATCACATGAATGATCATTCTTTTTTACAACCTTGAACTGATCATCGTTAGCATGTAGTTTGTCCACGTACATATAATTTTTATGTTGATCTATAACGTATGGAATGTTATCGAAAAAGAATAGTTTGTTCTGAAATAATAATTGATTGACCAATAAAATATTCCCGGACTTCTCTTTAACGGCTTCGATTAATTTAAGGCCATGAGATTGCAAATCTCGCCACCATGACCCATAATCACGATCTTGCACTTTCATGCTGTAATCGGCAATGATTGGCTGTGGACCGTACCTGTTACACGCTTGGACAATCTCATGTACTGTTGGCTGTGGTTTATGCCATTCATCATAAATATAAATACGCCCTGTCTCATCCTTTGCCATAAACACAATGCTAGTATCAACACGCGTCCCATGATCTAGCCCTATACACTTATACCAATGATCGTGTACTTGTTGTCTAGGTATAATGTGATGGCTCATTAATTGGTCATACACTGCATTCTGTGTTGAATCCCAATTACCCTCCAAAAACTGTTGAATGTAACTTGGTGGAAAGTTCTGCTCCATGTTTTTTATGTAGTCTTTAGGCAAGTTTTTCCTGTTACTGTATGTCGTAGCTCTGATATATAAACAATCCTCTGGCGGGTCATTGTCATGATAACGTTTTTTGCACCAGCCATAGCGTGGGTTACCTTCCGTAAATATTAACTTAACTGGTAATGATGTACCCCTCATACGCCCCAAAGCACCTAAAAAGTGTTCTTCTTTCAGTTCCTCGGCCTGACACATAATAACCGCGTCATAGCTACTAGATAAAATCTTTCTTGGGTCGTCAAACGATCTAAAAATAATTTTACTACCATTCCCAAAATGGAACTCATGATCTGCTTTCATATGGGTATAACCGTATTCATCTGGTGGGAACGCCTCAAGAAACTGTACAATGCACGTATCCTTAAGCTGCCGATAACTGTATCTTGTCATCAATAATTGTACGCCTTCATGATAATGGCATAAATAATAGGCCAATAATATACTTACCCAGCTCTTGCCTGAACCATAGCCACCCCAAAAAGCGATCTCTCTAGGGCAGTCTTTTTTCATTGTCATATTTTCGTTAAAAACAGTATTAAATATGACTGACTGGTTATAGTTTAGCGAGGCTTTCATTTCACCTGTTTATAAAAATCCTCTACTTTTAATTTTTTACGCTTACAGTTAACATCATCCACAAGCACTACACATTTATTTTTACTTTCTGTCTCGTTGCCTGTCGTGCCAATTAGAACGTATTCGTGACCATCTTCCAGCGTATAACGCGTATTAAGTCTGAGCTTAAATGCCATTAATCTCGTCGTATTCCTTTTGATTAATTAAAACATCGCGCAATGTGCCATTATCCTCATATTTTTTAAACACTTTGATTGGGTCTTCATTTTTTTTAACCAAATACATAACCCTAAAAGCAAAAAGAAGATTTATCCCACCCGCAACTGTAAAAATAAATAACGTAATAAGTAGATCAACACTATTCCACAAATCAGACAAAACTGTATTAAGCATTAAGTTTATCCAATTCGTTTTCTACATTTTGCTTTTCTTGTTGCAATAAATCAATCATCATTCTTTTTTTAGTGGCTTCCAGCCCATCAATGGCTAGGGTAAATCTTTCTTTTTCGTCTGGTAATAATGCTCCATTTAATTTTGCTTTATCTTTAACCGCTCTCTCTTTTAACTCATCAATAATATTAATGTGTTTTTGTGTTGTTATTGCCATTTTTTATTCCTCACTTTCTTTTTTTACAGTTTATTAAACTCTATATCACTATCGACTTTCCATGTAACATCAACGTTTTCTGTCACCAGTTCACATAGCGCATAGCTCACTTCCTTTTCTATATCTAAGCCAAACATTTTTAATTCATCTAACATTTTTTTATTTTCGTGATTAAATATACTTATCTGGCTTTTTATAACTTTTGTTGCGTGTTGAAATATGAGTCTGTTTTGATTGACTATTCGTCTAAATTCTGGCCTTTGTCTTGCATCAGGGTTAATCATCATAGACTTTGAATTGCTATAATGTGGCACGTAAATATTAATTCCCATATCTTTTTGAAGTTCATCTTGAAATTGATTACGTTTTAAAATTATTGCAAGTAATTCTTCATCGCCATACTTAAACCAATGCTCAAGAAATGGGGTTTGTGATAATTGCTTATATCCTACCCAACCCCAAAAAACAGCTACTTTATTATTTTTAATAATTTTATTCATCTATTTTTCCCTCAATTAAATTTTGTTCATTATCTTTAATTAAATTTAATGTTATTTCATGTTTAGGGGGGTCAATGCTTGCCTTTATGCTTGTATCATATATTGCCTCCTTTTCTTCTTTGTTCGCACATAGTTTATAGAGAAATATTTGTGTTGCTGGCGATGTATGGGTTAGACTTGTCCACATGTTAACCAATCTTTCTTTAAAAGCGACTTTGTTTTGTTCCAGCTCTTTTTTTATAGTGTTAAATTTGTCAAATTCTACAGGAAAATGATTATAAAAAGTAACTCTTTCGCATGGCATATAAGAAACTAAGTCTTCAATCGTTCTAACCTTTTTTTCTTTAATAATTTTTAGTGCCATTTTATACAATTCTTCGGTATTATACGCCATTAATCCCTCACCTCAATATCATTCATATTAGCACCTTGAGTCACTTCTTCTATGGTCAATAATTGCTCATTAAAATTATGCAATAGCGTATTATATCTTTCCTCAAGTAAGCATAGACCATCTTTCATTGCGTCTAACTGGTGAATCATTGGCAACAAATTAAACTCATCATTAAATTTAATCTTTGTTTCATCGGTATCATAATTATAATTAATTTTAATCGTGTTCATGACTCAACAATCAATTTAAATCCCTTGGGTGTCAATTTATCAATCATGACTTCCCCTCGTGCCTAAAAAGATCCATAGCCATAAAAAATAAACCTCCAAAAAATACCATTTTATGTGTATTTCCGTCTATACCAAAGATGATAAAATTTAAAAAAAGTATTCATCACTATCTTTTTTTTGAGATATAAGTTCGTCAATATTTTGTATTGCTTTATCAAATACAGATTCGACAGCTTCTATAATTTTTTTATATATTTCATATCCCTTACTCATGATTTAACACTCACTTTCAACCCCTTGGCGGTCAATTCATTCAACAAGAAAAACATCATTACTGATTAACTCCCCATTACGATATACTTTAGCCTCTTTACTATTCTTTACACAAAACTCAATGTAACGTTTAACGATTACATCGCAGTACTTTTCGTCCAATTCCATGCCATAGCATTTACGGTTTGTTTTTTCGCACGCTATGAGGGTTGAACCTGATCCTAGAAAGAGGTCCAAAATGATATTTTTTTCATTTGTAAATTGTAGTGCCCACTCGCACAATTCTATCGGAAAAGTGGCAGCGTGAATTTTAGAAAATTCATTGTTTCTTTGTGGATTTCCTCTAAAAATATTTGGCACCGTTCCCCTGAAATTAGCGTTTGGAATTGCTCTGGATGGGTTATCTTTAGATGAAATAAACAATAAATATTCCCATGCTGAGTTCATAACATTTTGAGCCATTGCTGGAGCTCCGTGCCCTTTATCCCAAATCGCTACATCTATGAATTTATTTTTAAAATGATTAATATAATCAATCAAAGCCATTTTATTGCCAGCAAGACTTTGAATATTGCAAATTAAATATTCACAATTCATCAAAGCGTTTTGAGTGAACGATACTAATAAATCTAAATAATTTTCACTTTTTTGGTTGTCGATGTATGAATTATATTTATTGTCTCCCGTATGCGTGTTCCCACTCAACAATTCACTTTTTCCAGCATTATATGGTGGGCTAGTAAAAGAGATATCAGCCTTGGCCCCATCCATTAACTTTTCAACATCATCAATCATGGTTGAATCCCCACACAATAAACGATGTTCCCCTAACATATACAAGTCACCTTTAACCGTTATTGCTGGGGCTGTTTCTGGCACATCATCATCACCTTGTGTTTCTTCTTCAATCTTTTCATCTTCCCAACTAGGTAGATCATACCCCCATTCATGCAATTCTACCGCATCCCATTCATTAGCCAATAGATCATCATCATGCTCCCCATAGTTAGTGTTCGCTTGTAACACAATTTGTCTATAGGTCTCAGGCTCAAGATCATCCCTCAATACATTACAAGGGACTTCTTTTATCTTCAATTCTTTTAATGCTCTTAGTCTTTGATTACCAGACAACACAATAAACTTATCCTCATGCTCTATAACATCCAAAGGGCGAATCTGTGTGAGGTTACTCTTATCTAATGATTGTAATAATAAGTTATACTTTTCTTTAACAATCTTTCTTGGGTTAGTAGGTATCCCACGCTCAACTAATTGCCCTTTGTTAGCTCTGAGTTCTGTTGTTTTTATTTGCTTTTGTTGCTTTAAAACTTCTTTCATCAATACAACTATATAATATTAGATACAAATTTAACAAACTGTTTTTTTTATTTAACATTTTATTTAAAAAAGTGTTGACTTAATATGTAATACAATGTAATATATTTATATAACAAAACAAAGGAGTTAAAAAAATGGATAACAAAAAAGCAAAAGAATATATAAATATTGATGGTGAAGTCAATATTGAGAGTCTAACCAAAGCATACAAAAAAGCCATATTCAAGCACCATCCTGACCATGGTGGAACAAGTGAAGCATTTATCGAACTTAAAAATGCTTATGAGTACTTAATGAAAGAACTGAAATACCCTAGCAAAAAATACTCAAGCGATTCAAAACAGGTTGAGGATATTATGGCCAATTATAGCCAAGAATTAATTAATAAGATCATGGAACTTATCGAGAAGTTCGCTACCAACGACGATATAAATATCAATATTATCGGTGACTGGATATGGCTGGACGGTGAGACAAAACCGCACAAAGAAGAAATCAAATCTCTAGGCTTTAAGTTTTCAAAAAATAAAGTTGCTTGGTATTGGCATAATGGCAATTACCGACGGTTTGGTGGAAAAAAAGAATATTCAATGGATGAGATAGCATATCGACATGGGGGTATGTTCCAAGTAAGCAAAAAAAGAAATCAAAGACTTCAGACATTGCAACCAGTAATGGCATAGTAAAATAGGGGGGGATTTAATAAACGAAAGGGAGTTTCAAAAAATAAAGGAGGTGAAAAATGAAAACAAATAAACAACCATTATCGTTTAGGATTGAAACCGAATTGTTGGATCAATTAAATGAAATATGTCAAAAAAATCCACTATATTACAAATCAGGATTAATCAATCAAGCCGTCAAAGAATTTCTGGAAAATAATAAAGAAAAATTAAAATAATTGTTGACATACATTGTAAGACATTGTAATATTTAAATATACAAAAAACAAAGGAGCAAATAAAAATGGATAGATTCGAAATGCCAACATATTATGAAGAAGTGTGTCAGGTGTGTAAGGGTGCAGATTGCGAACCAGTAGAATTAGACGGTTGCGAATGGGATGCCGTTTGGAGTTGTGAGGTCTAACATGTTAACTAAATTATTAAATGCATTAGATATCGAATTAAATGATGATAGCGTGTGTGAGTGCAATGGATACGGTAGCGTGTATATATTCCATCAAGGCAAACAAACAATAGCAAATATTAATCTAGGGCAATCAATTATCTCTAATATGCCCTATACAGATAAAGACGCTGAGGAGTTGTTTTAATGTCAGAATCAGAGATAAAAACATCACATGATGAGCTTATTGCTCGAATTATTGATGGGCAAGATGTGTATATGTATACGTCGGTATTACGCAAAGACGAGGCCATAGCATTGGCAAAGAAAATATTGGAGGTCATGGTATGAAAATAACAAATCGAACAACGAAAGATGAAATCCTGGCAATGGACAACTTATATGGTCACGATCTTGAGAGTTGCTCGGAAGAACTTCGGGACGATCACGATGTCGTTATTAAATTTCTCAAGCATTGCTGGGGTCATATAGAGCATGCCTCAGATCGCCTCAAGAATGACGGTGAGTTTGTAAAGCTTGCAGTCAAAAAAAATGTAGCGTGTTTTTTATACGTCTCTCATGACTTGAGAAAAAACAAAGCGTTTATTCTCGAATTGGTGCGGTTATATGGCCCTGGACCTATTGAATATATCTACCACACAACTAAACACGAAATTTACGAAAAACTAAAAAAACCTGCGATTCAAGTATTGGAGGCAATGATTGAGGAGGAAAAAAATGACTAAAGAAGAAACAACAACAAACAAATTCGCAAGAGATGACACAAGCAATAAATACTATTTGTATAAACGATTAGCTGAAATTCAAAAAAATCTAAAGGCTCCGAAAACTAAAAAACATTATCAAGGATGGAAGCATAGATCAGCAGAAGATATCTTGAACGCTGTCAAGCCATTGCTTGATGGTGAAAGCATTATTCTAACTGACGAAATTGTTTCTGTGTTTCCTCCATTTGTATATGAAAAAACAGAAAAAAATACAAAAATTAATTCTGTTTTAAGTGGAATATATATCAAATCAACCGCTACTCTCAACAATGGGGTTCACTCAATATCTTCATCTTCTTGTGTGAAGGAGTCAACAGACAAAGCAGGGCTTGACGATCCACAAACATCTGGAATTGCCACATCATACGCTCGAAAATATGCACTTTGTGGGCTTCTAGGCATTGACGGGTCGGATGACGCTGATGAGCATAACGATTACAAACATCGTTCACAAGCAGAACAAAAACCAAAACAAAAAAACGAATGGGAAACAAAACTACTAAAACAGGCCAACAATGATGAGTCCATATTGACTAGCATTAGCGATTCATGGACAAACGGAATCAAAACTGAGAAGCAATACTATTGGTTCTCTAAACAATTAGTTGAAAGGAACTATTTATGAATAAAATAATATCTATACCCTGTTATCAAGGCCAAATATACACCGCATACACCAATAAAAAAATTCAGGCCCCTAAAAAAATAAAAACAGATACTGTAAAACAACAGCAAATAAGAGAGCCAGAGCCACTTGAGGATTTAATGGATTATATGCACAAAAATCCATTTAGAGTTTTGTTTAGTGGAATTTTTAGAAAAAAATAGAAAAGGAGTAAAAAATGCAAGAAATATACTACGACATACGCAAAACAAAGCCAGTAACGGGTTATGAGATTGATGCAGATGGCTATGCAATTCTTGAGGCAGGCATTATCTTTTATGTGTATGGCGATTCAAAAGTTATTGTCCATGAGTATTCAAAAGTTTTTGCCCATGGCGATTCAAAAGTTAGGGCCTATGGCAATTCAAAAGTTTTTGCCCATGGCGATTCAGAAGTTAGGGCCTATGACAATTCAAAAGTTTTTGCCCATGACAATTCAAAAGTTTGGGCCTATGACAATTCAAAAGTTTGGGCCAATGGCAATTCAAAAGTTTGGGCCTATGACAATTCAAAAGTTTGGGCCAATGGCAATTCAAAAGTTTGGGCCTATGACAATTCAAAAGTTTGGGCCAATGGCGATTCAGAAGTTGAAAGGAGAATATAAAATGTCATTATGGAAAATTAAAGCTGAATACGAAACTATTCTCAATGATATCATTGATGATGATGGAATTGTATCTGAACACGCTGAGGAATTATTGGCAATTAA